TATATGCAGATTCACCGAATCTTACTCTTGTAATTGTTGGACGCTTCAATCCAGTTGATGTTGATGTTCCTGCTAGTCCACCGATTGCGACAAGAACTTCATCATCTGCAGCGGTATTATCATTACCGGTTGCGGCGCTGTTTCTCATCATCCAGCCCTTATTAGAGGCAAATGCTCTAGTGATATCATAATCACTATTTGCATCGTCAACTAGGTGCTGTGGTTTGTTATCAATGGCATCGTGAGTTGTTCCCCATAAAGGCATTGTGTTCTCCCTATTTTAAGTTATTAAGTTATTATAATATTTATGACCTAATATGTCACAATTTTGGATTATTATCCGTTTGTACTCCCTGAAAGAACGCACCTTTATTTGGATTATGTGTAGATATTGTTTTACCTACTAAATCAACTATTGGATCTACTTCAGTAGTTTCGGCTTCTTGTACTTCAGCGGGTTCTTCTTTTTTCACATTTACTATATCATTAACTAGAGATGCAACATTTCTTAGCTTCTCTGCTTCTGATTTATTATTAAAATAATCGTTGTTTTTTTCCATAAGTTTTAGCTCAATCTTGAATCTTCGTTGTTATCCCATTCGGGCTTATTTTTTTCTGCTCTATTGCGTGCTTCAGAAACTATTTCATAGGCATTTCTTATTCCACCTTTCTTTCTAGCTTTCGCCATTGCTCGGCCTTTAGCCTTATCAATTTTGATTGCACCTGACTTGATTTTTTTAGCACGAATCTTAGCCTTTTTAGCAGATTTTTTACCTGCGGGTGTTTTAGCCCATAATGCTCTTTTCTTCTTAGCCGCTGCTGACATTTTCATTTCTTGATAAGTACTCAAATCAACTCCCTCATCAATAATTTCTTCGTCATTTTCAACATCTTCTAGTTTAAGAGTAGGCCATCCACCTTTCTTAAAACTTTTTTCTAATGCTTGTTGAGCTTTCTTTTTATCTTTTTTCTTAATGACAACTTGACCTTTACGATTAATATCAGCCTTTACTCCTGCATCATCTAAAGCCATGATCGCTTGTAGTTCTTGACTTTCTTCAAGTTCGGCTTCATCTGCAATTTGGTCTAATACATCACCAAGTGTTTCTTCTTTTATTCCATTGTCTTTTAAGATGGAAGTTACTTTCTTTGATAGTTTCAGACCAGTAGTACTGTGTGTGCCCTTTCTTAACTTATTCGCTAAACTGAAAAGTGTAGGCGCTTCAGCTCCACCTTTATCTGCTATTGCTTCTATTTCATCTGCGGCCTTATTCCTTGCCTTTTTAGATGAGGCTTCTTTAATTTCATCTTCTTCATGAGGATGTTTATGAGGTTCTGTGCCTTTGTGCTCTTCAACAGATTCTTTTTTAGAAGGAATATCTACTTTAATAGTAACAGGATATTCTTTACCACCAAATTTGAATTTCTTTTTACCTTCTCGTTTAGCGGCAGAAGCGGCGGCCATAAATTCTGCCGCGCCTTCACTACTCAAACCTTCAGGCATTTCAACACCTTCCTTTTTCATTATTGACTTAAGTTTTTCATAAGTCAATCTTTTAAGTGCTTCTTTGAAACCTTTTAACCTACCATCAACGGCAACGGCTTCCATTTGGAGATATTCATCTTCTGTCAATTCTTCTCCAACAATTTTTGGAACTTTGTTAATATCTCTAGATTGTTTAAGTACTTTTTCGGCTTTCTTTTCAGACCCTTTTTCTACATACAATTTACCTTTTTCAAAGAAAGGTTCATATCCAAGAGGACCATCTATGTTTTCATCTTCTAAAATATCAAGAACAGCCTGTTCAAATCCTTCTGTCAAATGAGTACCAGTAACAGACATCCGGAGAGCTTCTTTAAAATTCATTTTACCCTTTCTGAGTTCTTGCTCCAGTTTTGGCTTTGTATTAATTTTTTCTTTTTTACCGGAAAGTTTAATTTCTGTTTCCTTCTTTTCTTCTTCTTCGTCTTTAATTTCTTGTTTAACGATTGCCGCTACTTGAGCAACTAATGAAGGATCAGGACCAGTTGGTTTAGTATCTCCTTCAGGATTAGGATTTTCTTCATCCTCTTCTGGTTCTTCTTCTGGTTCTGGAGCTGGTTCTTCTTCATCTTCGGGTTCTGTTTCTGGATTATCTTGATCTCCTACAGGAGCCTCATCTTCATCCTCTTCTTCATCTTCGACTGGTGCAGCTTCAGCAGCTTTTATTTTTGCTTTTTCTTCTCTTGCCATCCGATTCTCTCTTCTGATTAAACCGCCAATGACACTTATTAGACTATCGGATGCCATACATCTCTCCTGAAAATTGTGTAAATGATTTTTTGGGTTGTATTTTATTATCTATAACTTTTACTTGAAGATCATTCAAAAACGAATAGTTAAATGGTATTCCTGTTCGTTTTCCAACAGTCTCCAACAATTTCGTAGCTTTACTTGAACATTCTATATAATCTTGAACATCTTGTTCTGTTATCAATTCTGTTGGTACTTGTGCAATGGTCAAACACTTATCTGATAATATTAATGATTCTTTAAGATATGCTAATTCTGATTTGGTGAAAGTACCTTCACCTACACTATTAACAACTTCATCAAATAATTCATACGCTTCCACAGAAGTAGATAAATTTTTAGTATCATAACCTTGCCAAGATAATTCTTTTGTTTCGATATTATTTTCAGGTTCAATTTCAACAGAGCTATCAAATCCTCTTCGGCGTTTCATCGCTTCACGTATTGTATCTAATTTCAGACCTTTACGTACATCATTCATCATATTTCTTTTCTCTTTTACTGTTAATTCATCTGATGCACCTCTTAGAAATGCCTCAAAATCTCCTTGAGTTGCCGCTTTTCTCATCTTGGATGCTGACATTCCAGAGGCACCGTCTGCGTCTGGATCTCTTTCTCCGGCACTAATAACTTCTATTTCTTCAAACTTGTAAATTCCATGTTTAGACTTAATGCCATTATAAGTATTTAGTAAAGATTTAAACTCTGAAACTCTATCACTACCTGCTATCATTATCAATTTATTATGTTTTCCGCTCAATTCTGTGGCAATTTCCATTATATTTTTTGCACTTGATTTACTCTGTAAGTTACTTTTTAATCTCGGAAACATATTCTTCAAATATTTAAATTTCTGAGTATGTGAAAGAGGATTCTTTCTATTATCCTGTGAATGACTACCATAAATGTATGCAGTACCCCCTTCACGTTGATTAATAGCAATTACTGCATTTACCAACTTTTCATGTCCGATAGTAGGAGGATTAAATCTTCCAAATGTAAATACTGCAGTACTCATGCAAGAACACCTTTATGATCTCTTTTTGTAAGTTTAAGTTTCTTTTGAAGTTTTATAGTCTTCGTTCCCCACGAATCATCACCGTGTACACTAGGTGGCGACATTGTTGGTGTTTTTCCTTTTTTGTGCATCTTCATCCATAGATCATTATAACGTTCTTGTTCTTTCTTAGACCATCCACCTCTACCGGCTGATTTCATACCAAGGTCTTGTAATTCTTTCTCTTCAGGATCTTCTGGTTCTTTTTTGGAAAACCAACCTTCATTGTATTGTTGAAATGTTTTCACTTGATTACCTTTCCCAAATTCTGATAAAGACCATTTAATTTTCTTTGATCATTTTTCTTAAGTGCATCAACCATATCTTGTGTAATATCTTTTATCAGAACTATTAAATTTTGAATATCTGCCTCATCAAGATCATTAAATAACTTGCTTCTGTTTGCAGTAGTCATACCTGCACGTTTTGCTGCACGTTGTATTGCCGTATTTTTAGGAGACTTTTTATTTGTAGTACTCCAATGTGGTGCCCCTTTACACATTTTTTTATGTCTATCTCTTAAAACTTTCGATCTTAGGCTTTGCAAAGGTACTGCACATATATCTTCACCTGCTTCAGAAATAAGTGCTGTATCATGTGCAAGTTTTTCTTGTTTTGACATTTCATATATTTCTTTAGTAGTGTCTTTAAACCTTTTCATGTTCTACCTTTTTCCTATTTACTGGCCAGTTTGTACAATAAGGATGACTTGGATCATATCTTTGTTCATATTCTTCCATCTCAGGTTCATCTTCTTCTTTTATTTGTTCTTCTTCCACTATTTACCTTCTAATTCTTTAATACGGTGTTCTAATGTTCCTATAGTAGTATGAATATGTCCTGTATCATGTGGTTGAAGTTGAGACTTTAAGTATTCCACCTCAGCTTTAAGTACTGAAATATATGTTTTTTTACTATCTGAATCGCTTAACATCCAATGCACCGCCTCCATATTATTTGTCCCAATTTTTTGCTGCATTGAAGTTTTGCATAGAAAATTCCATACGATCTACCAATTTAACAGCTCCTCCCTTAAGTTTGTCTATAGCAACGAATCCCTCTGGCGCCGTTACTTTAAACCCTGTAGATGTTTTCATTAGGGTTTTAATATCTTTAACTTTCTCTAACTTACGAACAATCAACAACTTTGCATCGATGAGTAGATTTTGTAGTGCAAATATCTTGACAAGATCAGAGGAATGTTTTCTGAAGAAGTCAACATATAAATCCATCTTACGTTTTTTCTCTATCTTCGTATTTTCACGTTTTACTTTATCTACATCTGCTTTCAATTTGTCATATACAAACTTGATCACTCCTGCGGTATGTTTTTTTACGTTTGTGATCTTTTGACCTTCTCTTACCATTTTATTATTATAGGTCTTTATCAATTCTTTGGGAGTTGGATCTCCTGCAACCATAGCCAGAGTATTAGAGTCTATCTGTTTGAACAACTTTCCAGCTTGACTCAATATTGCTGTGACATCTCCAGTCTCTTTTTTTGTCATAGTAGCACTTCCAGAAGTATCTCTAAATGATGCGTCTGCTTGCCACGTTGAACTACTTTCTGTAAATGCACCACTAGAAACACCAAAAGAGGCGGTCATGTCCTCCATCGTATCACCACTATAAGTAGTATGCCATACAATTCCCATACTAGAGGACAAGATTTTGGCCGCCAACTTCGATTTTACTGGTATTGCATAAACGATTGTATTAGGTTGAAACGTAATGTATGGTTCACCATCAATCGTTTCTCGTTTTATATCTTCTGAAGTATACATCATATCACCCTGTAAAACACCTTGTATGTTTACTTTGGATAACTCTTTTAATGCAACTTTCAGTTTAGATGCTAGTCCACCACTATGATTATTATCTATATCTGTATCAGTATAATTTATCTTTGCATTCTTGGCGAATACACCTTTTGTTCCTACAAAGAATTGATCATTCTCAGGATTGATTCCTGCAAATACTGCCGGAGCTCCATCCCATTTTACTGTAACATCTACAGAGGAATCAGAGTTTCCTGCTAACATATCCCTCAATCCTTGAAGGAAGTTTATTGCTCCCCTTGCGCCTGGCACACCATTGTTTAACACCTCATCTTCAAGATGTTCCATGTGAAGGTTTTTTGCTTCTGTTAAAAATGATTTAAATGCGAACATTATTGTGCCTTCATGTGAGGACCAGACCAAACAGATTCCGATTTAGCAAAAAGTAACATTCCTAATACAATTTCATGTAACTTATCTGTACTTTTTCTCTTTATAGAAGAAAACACAAGTCCTAACATAATAGTTTGAAATCTTGCCATAACCCTTACTTGCATTTCACTTTCTCTTAACTTCTTTTTTATTGCATATTCATTAACATATTCTAAAAATGTTTTTGCATCTACAAGTTTATCATAATTGGCAGGATTTGCAGTTGATGCCCATTCAATAATATTATTATCTCTTACAAGTGGCCATGCTCTCTTGACTCTATTAAATGTTCTTGAACCATCTCTTGTAAATTGATAAACTCCTGTTTTTTTATCTTTTTCGACTATTTTCTTTGCTACACTTGAGACAGCTTTTGATGCCTGTTCACCGCCCGTTAAATGATCAATATATTTTAAATAAACTTTACCTTGTGCGGCTAGAGCAGCTTTCTTTTGGGCTTCTCCCCTAATAAGTTCTCCAATTTTTGGGCTAAACAGTCTATACATAACAGAATAACCTTCCATTCCCATTCCACCATACTCTGTATTAACGTTTTGAGCAAATAAATCTCCAAATTTCATATCAAAATCATCAACAACATAAACTGGACGTTTTCTGGCATTTATTGTGGTTGTTGTACCCTTACCCATTTTTAATGATACACCTACTATACCCCTTTTACCTTCAATAGAATCTAGAAGGTAATTATTTAAATCTGCTAAAGTAGCATGTTCTTTTAAATCTTCATAATAGAGCCACACATCTGCCGGATTCCATTTATCTTTATCAAATGTTTGTCCGGGTACTGCGGCAGGGAAAAGTTCTTTTGCTTGTTGTACTATATCAAGTTTAGAATAATCTTTAACATATCTTTGTGGGGCATCTTTAATAGGAAACTTTGCTGCCTGTGCTCTATGAGATTTAAGCCAATCAAGATTAGTAGACAACCAATAAACTAAACCTTGTGCTGCACTTTCATCTAAAAATTGCTCTTTCGAATTAGTAATTTTTGAATATACGCTAGGTTCTTTTAACTTGTCAAAAAGTTCATCATCTGTTAAATCACCATAACCCTGATGATAAGCACTTAAAACTAAAAGCCAAGATATTTCTTGTTCTTCTGTTTGTCTACTACCTCTACCTTTAACTGCTCCTGCGAGAGTTATTTGATTTTCATTCCATAAAAAGGTATAAAATGAAGAACTAGGATTACCTTGATCTTTGGGAGCAAGAATTACAACATCATCCACTTCAAATGTTTGTTTAATTAGCTTAACAAAATCACCATTTTTCATTCCTTTGGGATTGTAAACTCTCGCAAGATTAGAATGTTTTGCTAATCCTGCGGCTTTCCCAGCGGAGATTATTTGGGCTTGGATTTCTTTTCGACCTTCATGTAAGGCT